ATAATACAATATTATTTAATTGAACTCGAGATAAAACATCAAATGATAAAAATTCGTGAAGCTTACGTGGGTTACGAATTTGTTGATCTGTTTCAACTGCCGAGTTATCGAAGAATGGATCATATACTTTTTCTTTTACGTATGTTACCTGACGTGGATCGCCAATATTAGATGGCAGAAAATATTTGTATGACGATGGAGATTCAGATTTAAATATTGAATTATCAGCATATAATTTTTCATTTGGCTTTTTTTCCAAATGTGAAAAATTATTCGAGTCTCTATCATAAATGAAAGTTACTTCACTATATTTTTTTAAGATGGGATCAATGGTTTCTACTTCGTGATTATATAAACCTGTCTGTATATTTTCAATAGTATTAAATTGTTTTACAACACTCACATTTTCAATAAATTGCCTCGGATGAATTTTTATAGTATCTCCCTGAGAATTATTATCTACCATTTGATTTTCAATAGATGCCTCTGTCAAATAAAAACTTTCAAATACTTCACCTTGCATCAAGCTGTCAATGGTTCTAAAATTCCAACCATCATATGATTCATAGAAAATAAAATTGGATGATTCACTAGTATCAACAAGCGATTCAGATGAACTAATTTTGCCATTAAAATTATAAGTAGTCAATTCAGATCCAGATTTTACTCTACCTTCTCTCGCTGCCATATTAATTGCAGTGAAAGGTTTTTCACCTGGAAAATTAAGATTGAGATTTTGCAAACTATCTTGTATTTTTAGATTTTTCTTTTTTACAAAATAGTGTTCAGCCTCAGTTGGCTTAAGAAATTCATCGTAGATCTTTGTTGCAATTACGTCAGCTGTTAAATCTTTATATGATTTCTTTACTGACCGCCTATGATTATTAATTACTTCTTGTGAAACTGCAGAAATATTATACGCTTCTGATCTTTCACCAGCAACTTTTCTCTCGCTTACCTTATATACTCGAAATGTGTAATCTCTATATTCATTAAAACCTGGTGTTCCAATTTTTAATTGTAATGTTTCATCACCAACAATTGGTAAAAATTCTATAAGTCCAACCGAATCCGCAATCACCAATTCACAATAAATCCCATTGTCCATGAGATCATGAAAAATATCAATCCCCAAAATAATATTTCGAATATCCAAAGCATTTTTACGAAAATTATATAGAATACATTCTTTTAAATCTATATTTTTCGCTAAATATTTCTGTGATGATAAATCTGACATTACTCAAAAATACTCTCAGCTTCAGAAATAAAATGACTAAGATACTGATTTTTTAAGATTCTAATAGTTCTTTTAGACTCGTTTAATTCTTCCTCATATGTATAATTTGATACATCGCGTTTGGAGTCAACTGGTAAACCAGCATAGGTAGTTGCATCGACAATTATTTTCTTTTCTGGTACAATTGTGCCATCATAAAGGACTTGTTTTGCTTGATAGATCCATTCATAATGATGGGTCGTATTCAATGCAGATTCAACTGAATCATATTTTGCCTTAATGAAATTTAGAAATGGCTGATAATCTAGAGGCCAATCATAAAGTGGATCCAATATATCATTTACAACATAAATGATCCAATCAAGAGTTACATCCTGATAATACCGATGTGCAATAAATTGAGCAGATTGATTTTCCTCAATGATATGCTTATAATAAACTGCTGATCTATCTTTCCATGTATCCTTGATCTTATATCGAACCAAAGGATTCTGAATTGTTCTTGGCTTATTGTTTTTTAACAGATCATAATTAATCTGTGGATGGTTTTCGAAAAAATGTGCCATTTATCTATCTCTGTCATTAATATCTTCACGAGTAACAATAGATACTTCCTGGAATGATAAATCTAGTTGAACAGCAACTGGTGCTTTTTTACCATCTTGGCTTATATGATACATTGGTCCATCTGGATGATAATTTACAGAAATGGATTTTAAGACAGATGGAGCCATATTATAGAGAAAATCATCATAGTGAAAATCAACATCAAACTGATCTGGATACTCTAAAAATACTGATTGTGTATTAATCTCTCCACCAGCAGAAAATCTACCTGGAGCAGCATGAAATTTTAAGGCCTTTGTAATATCATAAATTGATATTGATTCAGTATAATTTTTTGCTACTAACTTCCATGAGAATGTATGTTCTCTTAATGCTGGAGATTCATATAGTAAGGCCTGAAAAGGATTTCTGGCAATACCAGCACCGCCCAGTGCACCTTTAACTCCCTGTCCAAGAATTGGAGCAGCCTCAATACCTTCGGTTAATTTAGATACAATGCCCGCAACTACTCCTTTGCCATCTGTACCTTGTTTTAATCCATCAAAAATACTTTTTAGATCACCGCCACCCGCAATGGCATTTCTCACCTCACTCCCAGCCACGGCACCAACCGCCCCTCCAAGCGCCCCTACTGGACCTAATGATTCTGCATTATAACCATGGTTATATCCAGTTGCAAGATTTATTGGCATCGGCAAGAAAATTCTTAAATAATCATTCTGAAGTGGTGTATCATGTCTACGAAATAATTTGCGTTGGAAAATTCTAATAGCACACCAATGATCAATGCTTTCAACATTTTCTGGAAATTTTAATGTTTTTTCAGCATCCGTTCTGAGAGCATTAGCCAAAGCTGTACCGCTTTGACTGCGACCTTTTGATTGCCGTTTTGCCATAACTGGTGATGCTTGGGTACCCATATAAATAATCCTTTGAACCTTTTAAGATATTTATAATGACAAGCCTCAAAGGTCGTTTTAAACCAAGAAATACTAGCAAATATAAAGGTGATCCTACAAACATCATCTATCGCAGTTCGTGGGAACTCAAGTTTATGAACTTCTGCGATTTAAGAGAAGATGTGTTACAGTGGCAATCCGAAGAGTTTTTCATACCATATAAGAATCCAATAGATGGTAGAATGCATAGGTACTTTCCAGATTTTCTGGTAAAGGTACGTAATTCATCTGGTATTGTGGAAACATGGGTGGTCGAGATTAAACCGAGTCATCAGACTAAGGAACCTCGCCCCCAAAAGAGAATGACCAAAAAATATCTTAATGAAGTCAAAACATATGCAATCAACAAATACAAATGGGACTATGCCGAAGATTGGTGTAAAGACCGTGGATACAAGTTTGTAATCTTCACGGAACGAGAACTCAATATCAAGTGAATCATTATAAATAATGAAAAGGAGTTTTCATGGTCGCATATGTTTTTGATCGAATCCTTGCACAAGGTGTAAAGGAAAATCAAATACCAGCACGAACAAATGCATCTCGAGAATGGTTTAGAGAGAGGGCTTCCTCTACTCGTATTTCTCCAAATGCATTAATTCGTGGTGCGGCTCAGAAGGAAGGCGGTAGCGCATTATTATCAAGACCGATTCAAGGTCAATCTGGTGTTGGTAGAATGTACACGTTCTTTTATGACCCCAAAACAAAAAGAGAATTACCATATTATGATAAGTTTCCATTGATCTTTATGCTGAAACCGCTTGATGATGGATTCCTAGGTTTAAACTTACATTATCTACCACCTCAGCTTAGAGCAAGACTGATGGATGGTCTATATGATTTGGCAACTGATAAAAGATATGATGAGAATACAAGACTGCGCCTTTCATACGAGAGGTTACAATCAGCCGCCAAATTTCGTTTTTTCAAGCCTTGTATTAAAAGATATTTAAAGAATCATGTGAGATCAAGATTCGTACTGATTGATTCTACCGAATGGGATATGGCACTATTTTTACCAACGGAAAGATTTGTTAAAGCAAATAAGAACAATGTTTGGCGAGAGAGTCGTCAAGCAATACGAGGACGATAATGGCTTTTAATATTAACCGATTTACCGCGGCTATAAATGATACGGGTGCGGCCCGTGCTGATTTCTTTGAGGTAAGATTTACTGGACTGCCACTCGGTTTAGGCATTAGGGATACTCAAAATTTATCTCTACGAGCCGAACAAGTAACTGTCCCACAAAGGGCGGTCACACCAATCGAATATCGCGATTATGGTGTTCCATATAAAATTGGTGGTATTCCAAACTACATTGAAATTGATATGACATTTATTTTAAGTGATGATCTCCAGGAGAGAGAATTCTTTATGGCTTGGCAAGATTTAATTACTGGTCAACATCGACGAAAAAATGGAATCTCGCGAGGTAAAGAATTTGATATTGGGTATTTTGATGATTACAAATGTAGTGGTATTGAAATTTTACATTATACCGGCAGTGAGTTTGATGAGGATGATGAGGATGGATTAATACCTTCACATTCAATTAAATTGATTGATGCATATCCATTAAATGTTGCAACACTCAGTCGTGCTTGGGCTCAGCCTGAAATCTTAAAACAACAGGTGACATTTACTTATCGATACTTTACTGAAGAGACTCTTACATCTCTTCCATTTAAAGATCCTGATATTGATATTACCGATATTAGGAATGAAGCAAGAATTCGACAAGAAGGTGAATTTGATTTTTTTGACGATTAACTGAAATGAAATAGGAGTATACTATGCCTTTACCAAAATTGGTGACACCAGAATTTACGGTGATGATTCCATCTACAAAGGAACCGGTGAAAATCAGACCGTTTCTTGTAAAGGAAGAAAAAGTTTTATTCATGGCACTTGAGGGACAGGATGCCAAAGAAATAGAAAATGCAATTCTCAATGTATTGGAGGCTTGTATTATCACACCCGGTGTCAATCTACAAAAGTTGCCA